ACTGCTCTCCTCTCGCATACAATCTTAGTCTATTAAATTCGGCCCATTGATTGTAGAACCTACAACTCATGCCATCTTTTCTAAACCACTCATATTGTATTGCTTGACCAACTTGTAACCCAAACTCTTTTGTTGCTTTAGTTTTGTCGTTTACAAATTGATCAGGAAACGCAGCAGACTGTATATCTATTTGGACTGCTTTCATGTAATTATTTTACTTTGAGTACTCTTATTGTTATATCTCGCAAAGTTAATACTTATTTTTGATTTTTGTTTAGACGGTGTGTATAAGTGCTTTTGATTAGCCATAATAGCTAAACCTGAACTTATAGCTGCATCAAACTTCGTTCTATTAGTAATATCAAACTTTGCCCAATCTTCTAATGTCCTTCCAAAAAACACGCTACCCATGTCTCCAGCATCTCTATAATCTCCTTCAAAATCTATACCTACATATTTTTCTATATAAGACTCAATTGCTGAAGCATGTGATTGTTTTACATCTTCTGAACTATTTGGTATTCCTCCTAATTCTCTTTCTGTTTTAGATAATTTATTATATGTTTTATCTGGTCTATTTAATGAATATCCCCTGTATCCTCTATTTTTAAAATGATACAATAATCTTGGTTTATTATTTTCACATAATATTGGCATACCATAAAACACACAAGCCATTAATACTTCTTCAAAAAATATCTCTGCTGTTTGCGGCCTGGCTATGTATTCTAAAAAAAACTCATTACTTGGAGCTTCTTCCATATTAAATTTGGTTAGCCCATGTAAAGCACCGTTGGATCCTTTACCAACAACAACACCTGATATATCATAGGAGTCACATCCAAAAGAACCCATGTGTTCGTTCCCTGGTTTTTTGATTCCTCTTTCGGTAACTTGTCTATTTTGTAAATGCTTTCCTGGCAGCCAGGTTGTTAAAAACCTACCATTATTATTAGGAGTCCAAATAACCTTAGTGTCTTTTATTCCATTCTCCCATTGAAACGAACCTCTTGTCACATGATGTGACATAATTAAAGAATCGTTGTAGTCTATTTGCTGATATATTTTTGTTAAGTTAAACAAAGATTGTTTACTTTCATCTCTAAAAGCATGTGACTCTGTTCTTGGAAATTGTCTGTAAAATTCATTTAAGGCATCAGCATCTTGAGATAAAGAGTCGACTTCGTTTTGCCAGTAATCAATAGCACCTATATTTATATATTCACCATCAATTCCAACAACTGGCTTAATAGGAGTTTTTAATACAGGCATACCATATCTGTCTATATAACCTTCAAAGTTCCACTCCATTGGAATAAACAAACAATACAATCCACTTTTAGTTTGTCCGTTTGCGTTTCTTTTATTAGGCATAGAGTCTTCATATAAAGATTTAAAATTACTACCACCTTTATCTAAAGCATTAGATGTTGAACCCATCATACACTTACCTATAATTTTACTACCTAAACGCAAACATGTTTTGGTTACCCTCCAGTTATTTAATATGTTGTCAGGTCTTTCCCACTTACCACTTTCATCATGAAGAAGTAATTTTAATTTTTCACCATCATAACTATTGTCTCCAGTATTCTTCCAATCTATAGTTGTATCTAAACCTTCCAGTTCTTCATCAGAAAGAGTGTACATATTTTTTTTGGTAATCTTAGAAGCTGGTACTCTGTATGCTAATTCTGTTTTAGGTTTATCCATACCGTCTTGTATAGGTTTGAAAAAGAAAGGATAATTATTAGAAATAGGAACAACCTTATCAGTAAACATTTTTTTTGCATCTGATCCAGATTTAGAAAGTATTCCTATACGAGCATCTTTTGTAATAGTTGCCTGATTAACTCCTTCCGAAGAACTCATAAAAGAAAATCCTGAACGTCTTATTTTTAAATAACACATTCCAAAACTTCTTTTATCTGCCTTACACGCTTCCCAAAATATATAAAATATTCTGTTGGCTTCTCTAAAATCTGGATTACCTACATCGATCTTTGTCCACTGTAAATACATATAATGAGTTCCTGTCATATATGTTGGAACTCCTTTATTCATAAACCAAAGACCTTCTTCCCTTCTATTAAACTCTTCTTCTATATAGTCTACCCATTTAGATTTAAACTGATCTGGAGTTTCATGCCACTGAAATATAGATTTTATTCTATGTAAGTCTTTTGATATAGCGGTAGGCTCCCAATATTGATCTTCTTTTTTTGAAGATCTTTTATAAATCTCTTTTGAAAGTTTTGGTAAAGCAATTTTTAAACCATTGATTTCAATAACAGTTTGTATTTGTCCTGTTTTAGATATTACAACAACATCATATTTTTCATTATAACCATATGTCCAAGTCCTTGCTCTATTTTTATTAGTAATAACAGAGCTTGGAATAAACTTTTTTAGTTCATTATATAATTTATTTTGATCTTTGTTCTGCAAATCCTTTTAAAGTATTGGTTTTTTTATCTGTAACATTTCCGTCTAACATTGCTTTTTCTTCTTCTATTCTTTTTAATATTTCAAAAGCATCCATAATACAAAGTTTTTTTGTAGCTGCGGCATTTTTTAATCTGTCCGCAGCAAGTTCATCATCTTTATCATACTTGATAATATCTTCTTTTGCTACTTTAATTAATTGTCTTACAGCCTTTTGACCAGCATCTATTATATTTTGTTTAAGCTCTCTTGTATCCATTATTTAAATTTATAAAACATTACAAAAACTTCTCTACCTTCTTTCCAAGATTTATTAGGATACTTGCTATGAAAATAATTAGAAGGATATGATACAGCTCTATTTTGTTCATATCCAACCACTGAAGTTAATCTCCATTTT